CAGAGTGCTAGAGAATGCAAAAAACGATCTATACATCAGCCGAAGAGCAGACGTTGATGACGCGGTTGTGGTCACCCGCGATAGCGAACGATCCTGAAGCGTTTGTACTGTTCGCGTTTCCTTGGGGCCAGCCCAACACACCGTTAGCTAAGTTCAGCGGGCCGCGCAAATGGCAGCGCGAGATACTGCGTGACATTACTAAGCACATCAAAGTCAACGAAGGTAAAGTCAACATGGACACGCTACGCGAAGCGGTGTCCAGCGGACGGGGTATTGGTAAGTCGGCGTTAGTTAGCTGGCTGATCTTGTGGATGCTGTCAACGCGGATCGGCTCGACGGTCATTGTCAGCGCCAATAGCGAGGCGCAGTTAAGGTCGGTGACCTGGGGTGAGTTGACCAAGTGGCAAGCGATGATCATCAACTCCCATTGGTGGGAGATCAGCGCGACGAAGATCGTCCCGGCGCAATGGTTGACCGAACTGGTCGAGCGCGACTTAAAGAAAGGGACGCGCTACTGGGCAGCGGAAGGCAAACTCTGGTCAGAAGAAAATCCCGACGCTTACGCCGGGGTACACAACCACGACGGGATGATGTTGATCTTTGACGAGGCCAGCGGTATCGCCGACGCGATCTGGTCAGTCGGGGCTGGCTTCTTTACAGAGAACATTCTGGACCGCTATTGGTTCGCGTTTAGCAACCCCAGAAGAAACAGCGGGTACTTCTTTGAGACGTTTAATAGTAAGCGTGATTTCTGGCAGACGCGCCAGATAGATGCGCGCACGGTCGAGGGGACGGACAAGCAGGTCTACGAGCAGATCATCGCGGAGTACGGCGAGGATTCGATCCAGGCGCGCGTGGAGGTGTACGGCGACTTCCCAAGCGCGGGCGAGGATCAGTTCATCTCGCCGATGATTGTCGAGGACGCATTCAAGCGACCTAAATACAAAGACGAGACCGCGCCTATAGTAATAGGGGTTGATCCGGCAAGGGGTGGGTTGGACTCGACGGTAATTGTTGTCAGACGCGGGCGTGACATTGTAGCGATCAAACGGTACAAAGGTGAAGATACGATGTCGATTGTCGGTCGTGTCATTGACGCAATTGACGAGTTTAAACCAACGCTAACTGTAATAGACGAAGGCGGTTTGGGTTACGGAATACTTGACAGACTAACCGAGCAACGGTATAAGGTGCGAGGAGTTAATTTTGGTTGGAAAGCCAAGAACCCCGTAATGTGGGGCAACAAGCGGGCTGAGATGTGGGGCGCGATGCGCGAGTGGTTAAAGACCGCCAGCATCCCGCAGGACAAGATGCTCAAGGATGATCTGGTTGGGCCGATGAAAAAGCCCAACTCAGCGGGTACGATCTTTCTGGAAGGCAAGAAAGAAATGAAGTCTAGAGGATTGGCATCACCTGACGCAGCCGACGCGCTGGCGGTGACCTTTGCTTATCCTGTAGCGCACCGTGAGTACGTTGAACGGCCCCGTACTATTACGATGAATCGTGACGCAATGGCCGGATCTTGGATGGGTGCATAATGCTCAAAAAGTCTACTAGCGCAAAAGCATTTAAAGAAAACATTAAGACTGAAGTAAAAGCCGGTAAGCCGGTCAAGCAAGCAGTCGCAATTGCATACGCAACCAAACGAGCGGCGGCTAAGAAATGAAGCCCGGACTCTACGCCAATATAAACGCTAAAAAAGCACGTATCGCTGCTGGCTCTGGCGAGAAGATGCGTAAACCCGGAACTCCCGGAGCGCCAACAGCTAAAGACTTCAAAGAGTCTGCAAAGACGGCGAAAAAGAAGTGAAAAAAGGCGTATCGTTATCGGTCGGGCGTGGTGAGAAGTTGCCAGTTAGCAAGGGCGCTGGCCTGACCGCCAAAGGGCGTGAGAAGTACAACGCCGCAACTGGTAGTAATTTGAAAGCACCAGCGCCCAATCCGAAGACGGAAGCCGATAAGGGTAGGAAGTCTAGCTTCTGCGCTAGAATGGAAGGGGTTGTAGCCCACGCCAAAGGCGATGCCGAGCGGGCTAAAGCGTCACTTAAACGCTGGAAGTGTTGATGGCTGACTACACTGGTATTAACGCTGTTGGCAACGTCGCACTGGGTGGCAAACCACTCAAGAGCGACTCAGATGTGTTGTCAACAGCGCGAGATCGCCTGTCGATGGCAATCTCGGCGTACTCTGAGAGTCGAGAGGATGAGCTAGACGACCTGCGGTTTTACGCAGGTAGCCCTGATAACCAGTGGCAATGGCCGGCAGATGTGCTGGCGACCCGTGGTGCGGTGCAGGGTCAGACGATTAACGCTCGGCCATGCTTGACAATTAACAAGCTACCGCAGCACGTACATCAGATTACCAACGATCAGCGCCAGAATCGGCCTAGTGTCAAGGTCATTCCGGTTGATGACAACGCGGACGTTGAGGTCGCCGAGATTTTCAACGGCATGATTCGGCATATCGAGTACATCTCGGATGCAGATGTGGCCTACGATACTGCTTGCGAGAACCAAGTTGCGTATGGCGAAGGTTATATTCGGATTCTGACCGAGTATTGCGACGACGATACGTTTGACCAAGACATCAAGATTGCGCGGGTTCGCAATAGTTTCTCGGTCTACATGGACCCGCTGATTCAGGACCCATGCGGCAGTGATGCCGAGTGGTGTTTTATCACTGAGGACTTGTCTAAAGCCGAATACGCGCGGTTGTTTCCTAACGCATCTCCACTCTCTACGCTTGAGACGCTGGGTGTAGGGGATCAGAACCTGAGCCAGTGGCTAAATACCGATACGATTCGTATTGCTGAGTATTTTTATTGCGAATACGACACGCAGACGTTGAATTTGTATCCTGGTAATGTGACTGCGTTCCAAGGAACGCCGGAAGACAAAGAGTTGCGGGCGGTTTACGGCAAACCGAAGAAGTCGCGCCAAGCGGATCGCAAGAAGATTTGCTGGACAAAGATTAACGGCTACGAAATCCTTGAAAAGCAGGAATGGGCCGGTAGTTGCATCCCTGTTGTGCGGGTGATTGGCAACGAATACGAGGTTGAGGGTCGGATTTACATTAGTGGGTTGGTGCGTAACGCCAAAGATGCACAACGGATGTACAATTATTGGACTAGCCAAGAGGCAGAAATGCTGGCGCTGGCTCCAAAGGCCCCGTTTATTGGTTATGGCGGTCAGTTTGAGGGGTACGAGACCCAGTGGAAGACCGCAAACACAAATAACTGGCCTTATTTGGAGGTCAACCCGGACGTAACGGACGGTCAAGGCGCGATATTGCCGCTGCCCCAACGGGCGCAGCCGCCAATGGCGTCATCTGGCCTGTTGCAAGCTAAAGTTGGTGCTTCCGAGGACATCAAGTCTGCTACGGGGCAGTACAACGCCTCGTTGGGCATGACATCTAACGAGCGTTCTGGCAGAGCTATTCTGGCCCGCCAGCGTGAGGGTGATGTTGGTACTTACCACTACCAAGACAACCTAGCACGGGCTGTACGGTACGTTGGTCGCCAGTTGGTGGACATGATCCCCAAAATTTACGACACGCAGCGCATTGCCAGAATCATTGGGTTGGACGGCGAGACGAAGATGGTCAAGATTGACCCGACTCAGGCCGAACCAGTGCGTAAGATCCAGAATCAAGAAGGAATTGTGATTGATAAGATCTACAATCCTTCGGTTGGCAAGTACGACGTAGTGGTTGCAACGGGTCCGGGGTACGCCACTAAGCGTCAAGAGGCACTTGAGGCGATGGCGCAGCTACTGCAAGGTAACCCGCAATTGTGGGCGGTGGCTGGCGATCTGTTCGTTAAGAACATGGACTGGCCTGGGGCGCAGGAAATGGCAAAGCGGTTTGCCAAGACGATTGATCCCAAGCTCATGGGTGATGCCGAGGATAATCCAGCTTTGCAAGCAGCACAGCAGCAGATGCAAGCGATGGCGGCAGAATTGGATCAGTTGCACAATATGCTGCAAAATGTCGGCAAGTCTATGGAAGCGCAGGACATGGAGCGCAAGGACTTTGAGGCGCAGATTAAAGCGTACCAAGCTGAGACGCAACGTATTAGCGCTGTTCAGGCGGGTATGTCCGAAGAGCAGATCCAAGACATTGCAATGGGCGTGGTCGCTGCGGCTATTGAGTCTCAGAACCTTATGAATCAAATGCCTGAAATGCGTGAGGAATCCATGCCGATGGAAATGATGCCTTCTGAAGGGATGATGCAATGAAGTGCGCGGATTTTGTAGGGCTGTTGTTCTTGGCGCGAGATGTAGCCCATAGCGTACATCTGAACACGCGCAGCTACAGCAAGCACAAGGCGCTTGGTCATTTTTATGAGCTAATTGTTGAAGCGGCAGATGACTTTGCCGAAGCGTACCAGGGTCGGCACGGTTTGATCGGGCCGATCACGCTGATGACAGCCAAAAAAACAACTAATATTGTTGAATTCTTAGAAGAGCAGTTGAAAGAAATTGAGGGTTGTCGGTACGAAATTGTTGACAAGACGGATATGTCTTTGCAGCAATTGATTGATAACATTATAGAAATTTACCTTCGCGCCTTGTACCGTCTGAGGTTCTTGGCATGACATTAACTGTCAACCATTCAACCGCTGCCGATGGCTCGTTTAGCGCCACGGGAGCGACCGCGTGGAATGCAGCACATACGTTGTCTGGAACGATTGATATTGCCAACGGTGGAACTGGACAGACTACATCGACAGCGGCAATCAATGCGTTGTTGCCAACTCAAGCCACTAATTCTGGTAAATATCTAACCACTGACGGAACCAACACTTCTTGGGCTACGGTTAGCGGTTCTGGGACGGTTACGAGCGTCTCAGTTGTGTCTGCAAATGGTTTGGCTGGGTCAGTAGCCAACGCTACTACAACGCCAGCCATAACGCTGTCTACAAGCATAACAGGGGTATTAAAAGGCAACGGCACGGCGATCAGCGCGGCCACTAGCGGGACTGATTACCAAGCACCTATTACGTTAACCACAACCGGAACATCTGGTGCGGCTACGTTTGTAAGCAACGTCTTAAATATTCCGCAATACACGGGTGGCGGTGGTGGAACTCCTGGCGGGTCTAACACCCAGATCCAATTTAATAATTCCGGTTCGTTTGGCGGGTCTGCAAATTTCACTTGGGATGGCACTAACGCTCAGTTAGGTTCACAAGGAGCGTTGCGGTTTGCTGATGCGGATAGCAGCAATTATGTAGCGTTTAAATCCCCGGCTACGGTTGCCACAAACGTGACTTGGACGTTGCCAAGTGCAGATGGGGCATCTTCGCAGGTGCTTTCTACCAATGGTTCTGGCACGTTGTCTTGGGTAACTCAAAGCGGTGGTGGAGGCGGCAGTCCGAATTTGGACGGTGGAACACCATCAAGTAATTATGGCGGTATTACCGCAATTGACGGAGGTACACCGTAATGGCCGTTCAGATTCAACTTAGAAATGGTACTGCCGCGCAATGGACATCTGCCAATCCCACGCTTGCCGTTGGCGAATTAGGTGCTGAAACAGATACGGGCAAATTTAAAATTGGTACTGGGTCAACGGCTTGGAATAGCCTTGCCTATGCGGCGGTTGGTACTGTTACTTCCGTAGCGCAGTCATTTACCGGCGGTATTGTTTCGGTTGCGGGTTCTCCTGTTTCAACTTCGGGCACTTTGGCTTTGACGGTCGCCGGGACTAGCGGCGGAGTTCCATACTTTTCAAGCGGCACGGCTTGGGCATCTTCTGCTGCATTGGCGGCAAATGCTTTGGTTATTGGTGGTGGTGCTGGCGCGGCCCCGGCAACGACCACGACCGGCACGGGTGTTTTGACGTTCTTGGGGACGCCATCTAGCGCGAACTTGCTTTCGGCGATGACTGATGACACCGGCACTGGGCTGTTGGTCTTCAACAATGCTCCGGCGCTGACTAATCCGACTGTTACGAACTACGTTGAGACGCTGTATTCGGCCAACACTAGCACGGCAATCACGGTTGATTTGACCAACGGAACTGTCCAGAACCTGACGCTGACGGGCAATGCAACGATCACAATGCCAACTGCTGTAGCTGGCAAATCGTTCATTATTATCCTCTCTCAGGACGCAACCGGAAGCCGGACGGTTACTTGGTCAACCGTATCTTGGCCTTCCGCAACCGCGCCAACAATCACCAGCACCGCGAGTAAACGGGATATTTTCTCGTTTTTCTCTAACGGTACAAGCTGGTTTGGAACAACACTCGGACAAAATTACACATAATGTTTGCTGCATCTAAATCAGGTCGAGTTGCCGCTGCCGCCGCCACTACGGACCCGTATTTTCCGTATGTCCCGTTGCTGTTGGAGACAACCAGCACTAACGGGCAGCAGAACAATACGTTTCTAGACTCCAGCACCAACGCATTCACCATCACCCGCAACGGAACCCCGACGCAGGGGTCTGTGACTCCGTACTGGCCTAATGGGCAATGGAGTAATTTTTTTAATGGCAGTCCGGACTATTTATATAATAGCTCAAACAATGTAGCACTTCAAATGGGGACCGGCGATTATACAGTTGAGTTTTGGGCATATTCACTTGGATTTTTTTCTGGGTTTCCTGTTCTTTTAGAGATTGGTAGGCCGTCAGCATCAGCGGGTGTTGGATTTCAAATTGACATAAACACAGCTGGTAATGTTGTTGTGTATGGAGGGACAGGAACCGGAACCTTATTGGTTACTTCTTCGCAAGCTATATCTCAATACAATTGGTGTCATATTGCGTTAGTTAGATCTAGCGCAGGAACAAAATTGTATATTAATGGTTCTCAATCTGGATCAACTGCGTCTGATAGCACAAATTATACTAATGGCTATTTGTGGATTGGTGTTAACGCTGGTGGGGCAGCTTCATTTTATACCGGTTATCTTTCAAATATTCGCGTAGTCAAAGGCACGGCTGTCTACACCTCCAACTTTACGCCTAGCACAACCCCGCTCACGGCAATTACCAATACTTCGCTGCTGACCTGCCAAAGCAACAGGTTCATTGACAACAGCGCTAACAACTTTACCATCACGGCGAACGGCACTCCCCGCGTCCAAGCATTCCAGCCGTTCTCACCGACTGCTTCGTACACCGCTGCGGCGTATGGGGGAAGTGGGTATTTTAATGGAAGCACTGATTATTTAAGTCTTGCCGATAATACTGCGTTACAACTTGGTACGGGTGATTTTACAATTGAAGGATGGTTCTACATTTCTGGGGCCACTTCAACTGCATACAATTTAATTAGCAAGGGCGCGGCGGCAACTGGATGGTCGTTAAATACCACAACCGGCGCAAGGATTCAATTTAGTTATACGGCATCAAATTTGACAGGGGCAACCACAACTCTTGTACAAGGAGCGTGGTATCACATTGCTGTAGTTCGTTCTGGAAGCGCGTCTGGAAATTTAAAAATTTATATCAACGGAGTTCAAGAAATTGCAAGTGCAGGTGCGGTTAATGACGATTTTAACCAAACTAGCACAATGTACATTTCTGCCAGCAGAACTGCTACTTTGCCGTTAAATGGATATTCTTCAAATGTCCGGGTGGTAAAAGGCACAGCCGTTTACACCGCAGCTTTTACGCCTCCAACAACCCCACTTACAGCAATTACTAACACCAGTCTTCTAGCTAACTACACCAACGCCGGGATCTACGACGCTGCGGTGCAGAACAATACGCTTACGGTCGGAGATGCCCAAGCATCAACCACGGTATCTAAGTGGTCGCCAACGAGCATGAAGTTTGATGGGACTGGGGATTGGTTGACGGCTATTGACAACCCGCAACTACAACTTGGCACGGGAGATTTTACGATTGACGGATGGCTGTACCTATCTGCAAACGGCGTTGTTTACGGGCTTGTCAGCAAGGGAACGGCAACAACAGGATGGTCGGTCAACGTAACAATATTAAACAAACTTCAGTTTAGCTATACGACGTCCAACTTGACTGGCACAACAACATTAGCCACAGGCACTTGGTATTATTTTGCTGTGGTGCGATCTGGCAGCGCAAGTGGGAACCTGAAGGTTTATCTAAATGGATCGGTTGATGCCACTAGCGGCGGCGCTGTGACGGACAACTTTAACCAAACAAATATTCTGTATGTTGGTGCAGATCGGGTTGGGGCAATGCCTGTAAACGGATACTTGCAAGACGTTCGGGTTACAAAATACGCTCGCACGATCACGACGCCAACAGCAGCATTCCCAACGAGGTAATCATGCAACTCGCTAATCAAGATCTGGTCATTAAAGACCACACAGAGTGGTTTCCTAACACTTCGTTTGGCGACCGTGGCCCATCGCTCGATTGGATTGCCGAACAGGGTTACTATGTCATCTCGGTTTGGAAGCCATACAACCACGCAACTGAAAAGTTGGTTTCTGCCGCTCCGCATCTGTTTGACGGAATGTGCTGTCTGGTTGACGTTGAGCCATTGACTGCTGACGAGCTCCAGGCTCGCATTGACACGCAATGGCAGGTCATTCGCACTCAGCGCAACCAGATGCTTAAGGATACGGACTGGACGCAATTGGAAGACTCCCCCGTTGGCAAAGCAAAATGGGCGGCGTACCGGCAAGAGCTTCGTGATATAACTACGCAAGATGATCCGTTTGACATCACTTGGCCGAAATGAACTTTTTTGGTGGTTCGTTTTTTAGCGGAAGTTTTTTTGAGACTGTAGCTGGTACATTTTTTGGCGGACAGTTTTTCAGCGGCGGCTTTTTTCAGACGGCCTACAACACTTACTTTAGCGGGCCGTTTTTCAGCGGCGGGTTTTTTGATTCTGTGGTGGTCGGTGCAGACCAATTGTTGATTAAACTTCGGTCATTCACCGAAAGAAGGAGATTTTGATGGCTATTAACCTCAAAGCAATTACCTCGGTAATGGGCTACCAGCAGATCACAAGTCTGAGTTCTGCTACCAAATTGACCGTACCGCCCCGCGATATAAGCGGATTGATTGGATCCCCTCGGATTGCTATCATTACGCCCGAAACGCAAGCCGTGCGCTGGCGTGACGATGGCGTAGCTCCAACCGCAAGCGTTGGGATGCCGTTGGCCGCTGGTGTTACGCTACAGTATGACGGTGATCTGTCGCAGATTCAGTTCATTGAGCAAACTGCCAGCGCCAAGTTGAACATCACTTACTATTCTTGAGGCCAAAATGCAAGTCTCTAACGACACAACCTCAGTTGACCCAATTGAGTACATTACCAAGCAGTTGCCCAAGGACTTGGTGCAGTTGCTACAGGTGCGTGACGAGTTGGCTGTTCGCCAAGGTGCTTTGTCTGCGGCTCAAGATGCCATGACTGACCGCGAAGCGGCCAGACAAGAATTGGCTGCGGCTCGTGAAGAAGCAAACGGATTACGGGCTGAAGCAAAGACCGACCGCGATGCCGCTAGGCTAGAGTTGTACAACGCCAAAGCAAAAGTTAAAGATACTACTGCACAAGCTAACGCTGCGCTTGCTGCTGCGGTAAACCGTGAGATCGCGGTTGAGTCGCGAGAAAAAGCGGTGGCAGATCGTGAGGCTTATCAGACTGCGGCCCAGGTTGAGATTGACAGCCAACAGGCTGATCTGAAAGCCAAGACCGCCGCCTTGGACGCTCGCATAAAAGCGTTTCAAGATAAAGTTGCTGCACTTACTGCGTAGGAAAAATCATGCCCGCTGTGTCTCTTTCAATTTTTGGTGGTGTTGGGGCGCAGTTTTTTGACAACAACGGCGTTCCGCTATCCGGTGGCAAGATTTACACCTACGAGGCGGGCACAACAACGCCATTAGCCACGTACACCTCATCGTCTGGCAGCACCGCGCACACCAACCCAATTATTCTTAATTCTGCTGGGCGTGTGCCTAGCGGCGGTGAAATTTGGAATCAGTTACGGTTGTACAAGTTTGTGCTTGAAACCAGCACAAATGTTTTAATTGCCTCATACGACAATGTAGGGAGCAGCTTCAACGCCACCGCAATCATTGCCAATTTCACCGGCAACGGCTCCACGGTTGCATTTACGTTGGCAAGCGCCCCTGCGGGTGAGAATTCCACCAACGTGTACATCAACGGTGTGTACCAGCAAAAGAACACGTACAGCGTTGCGGGTGCTGTTCTTACATTCTCTCAAGCACCTCCAGTTACTTCAACTATTGAAGTCAACTACGTCTAAGGAACAATTATGGCCGATACTAAAATTTCCGCTCTTACGGCGGCGACAACTCCTCTGGCGGGGACAGAAGTACTGCCAATTGTTCAATCTGGAGCTACGGTTAAAGTCGCAAACAATGATTTGCGCCCAAAACAAATTCAATCAAATGCAACTAGCGGTGTGTTGCAAGTTGCCGGACCTACTGCTGCTGCGACCCGCGTAATGACGACGCCAGACGCAAATTTTACGGTGGCTCGCACTGATGCGGCACAATCGTTTACTGGCAATCAAACATTAAGTACCGGCAACTTGGTTATTGGCACTTCGGGCGGAGGCGTCGACTTTTCTGCCACACCGGGCACCGGCACAAGCGAGTTGCTGGCTGACTATGAAGAAGGCACTTTTACCCCGCAATTGTTTTTTGGTGCTACTGAAATATCGGTATATAACGCACAAGCAGGCTGGTATACAAAAGTAGGCAACACAGTGTATTTCACAGTGTTTATTCAAGTGCAGCAAAAAGGCGCTGGAACTGGTGCGGTTACTGTTCGTAATTTACCATTTACCTCTCAATCTTCAAATGACCACAAGTATTCTTTTAGCGTTACAGGTCAAAGTTTGACGTTGCTTACTGGCGCATTGTTTGGTGTCATGGATCAAAACACAACGCAAGTTGGTATTTTTCAGACTGACTCAACAGGCGGCGTTGCATTAACTGATGCGGCATTTACCACATTCAGTAACGACAACGTAATCGTCACTGGCACATATCAAGTCTAAGGATTATTATGGCGCTCACTAAAGCTAGCTACTCAATGGTAAGCGGAACGCCAATCAGCGTTCTGGATTACGGTGCTGACCCAACAGGCGCTGCAAACAGCACTGCTGCATTTCAACTTGCCGTAAATGAGGCTATTTCCCGCGCTGCATCATTGGCTGCTGGGGGTTCGGTAATTGACCCTACTTTTGTAGCAACACCAAATGTTGTTATCCATTTTCCAAGTGGTAAATATTTACTCTCAGACGCAACTGGCGTAGATATTCCACCACAAGCTGGAAGTGCTTTAGTCCAGGCGTGTATCACTTTTTCCTCGGATGAGGGCGGTGCCACTATTGTTGGAAATGTTACAAATATAGGGTTTAACTTTACTGGTGGTGGATACAGAAACAAGTTTTCAAATATTTTATTTGCAAAGTTTGGAACTGCTATTCGCTTTGACACAAACAATAAAAACGAGTCATTTTTACAGATTGACTCTTGCCGTTCGCAGAGTAATGACATTTTTATTGATACTGTAAGTTATGCAGAATCTCGGTCAACAATGATTGACATCCGCAATACTTATTGCGATGACACCCGAGTTTTTGTAAAGCATTACACCGATCACATGACAATTCGTGATTGCTGGATGTACGCCAAAAAAGACTCTTACGATGCGCTTTTGTACTTGTCAGGCGATGGTAATGTCAATCTCTACGACAACTTCATGATTCCGTTTGGTTCTCAAATTCCAAACCCTCAGAACGCTCGTTGGATTGACTTTGTTTCTGAAAGTGCCCAAAGCACAATGACAGATCGAAGCGTTAAATTTCTAAACATCCGTGGTTGCCGAATGTCTTTAGAAAGCGCACGACCGTTTATTTGGACGTATTCAAACACACCCCCCGGCCCACCCAATGCCATATCTTCAATCACGATTGAAGACAGCTACATTGGCGGCACTGGCGGCGCGTCCGTCATCACTTACAAAACGGGATACCCTGGCAGCGTCAATCTTAAAAACTGCAAGGTTCTTTCTGCTCCGTTGATTGTCAGCGTTGATGCAGGCAATACAACCTACCCAGAACCAAGTGTTGCAATTGGTGGAGGTGGGTTTTTAACCTATCACACAATCATGGTAGATGAAGCAACTCGCCTTTCTCAAAATAACAGCTTCACGATCAATCTTGGAAACTTGATTGACCCCAATCTGATGCCATTTTATGTGGACACCACCACACAAACGTCTAAATACAAGACAACTTTTCCTTGGGAAGTTCCTTCCGACTATCGGATGCGTGCTGAAACAAACACAGGAACAACTGTCAAAACATCGTTCCCAATTTTCTTTGACTACAACCCGGCGGTTGCCAATAGAGACATTTGCTCTTTCATTCTTGTGACGGTAGGCAATGGAAACAGCGCGTTGTCAACATATCGGGCGCAGTCTACGTGCTTGGTGACAATCGTCGGTGGATTTACAGCTTCTGCTGAAAAAAGAATCATCACCACTGTTTTGCAAAACGCGCAAGGCGGCATCGCATACGCGATTTCCGCAAATCCAACTGTGACTTGGAATGCAACAGGTACAGACACAATAGCTTTTGCAGGTTCTGGAACAACACAGGAGACAATCGATATGGTGTGGAACTCGACAAGCGCGAGTGTTTCTTGGGCTTACATCATTCCGTTGTCCGGCATAAGGCCAAATCAACCATCTCTGCAACAATTTAACGTCTGGTAAAGGAGTCATCATGGCACTTAGGCAAACAATCACAAAAACCTGTCCTTCAATTGCTTTGTTTGATGGGGTAAAAGTTGAATCTAATCCTGTTACTGTTTCAGATGTTTTTTACATTAAGGTTGAGGCAGTCACTGGAACAAAAGAAAAAGCAAATTGTTCTGTTTCTTTTACAGGTGAAAAAATTAAAATTCAAAAAATGTTTGAGTTCACCCCGTCAATGATGGCTGGAAACTTTATCGCGCAAGCATACGCGCACTTAAAAACCCTGCCAGAATTCGCTAGCGCAACTGACTGCTAAAAAGGAAATATCATGACTCTCGAAAAAATCATCTCTGTTGATCTGATTGAAATTGTCGAATCTGGCATTATTCAAGTCCGTACCAAGACCGCCATTAAAGAAGATGGCGTTGAGATCAGCAGCAACTTTCACCGCCACGTTGTCGTGCCCGGTGCTGACGTAAGTGGTGAAGATGCCAAAGTGCAAGCTATTGCTGCATCTATCCACACTGCTGAAGTTGTTGAAGCATATAGACTTGCACAACTTGACAAAACCCTTGCATAATACTGTACCGGCCCAGCAGACCGGGGAATCTTAGGATTCAAAATGTCGGAAGAAGTAGCGATTGAAGCGGAAGTAGCGCCCGCGCCGGAACTGGAAGCCACGGCGGCCCCGGAACCTGTAGTAGATACGCCGGAAGTTGCGCCCAAGACATTCTCGCAAGAGGAACTTGATGCCGCGATTCAAAAACGTCTCGCAAGAGAACAGCGAAAGTGGGAGCGTGAGCGTCAAGCACCGCCGCCCGTTGCCGTTGATGTCCCGCCCGTAGATCAGTTTGATTCGGTCGATGCTTACGCAGAAGCCAAAGCAATCAAGCTAATCGAGCAGCGAGAACAGCATCGTCAACAGACGGAGATTCTTGAGGCATACCACGAACGTGAGGAAGAGGCTCGGTCCAAATACGATGACTTTGAACAAGTTGCGTACAACCCAACCCTCAAAATCACGACCGTGATGGCGCAAGCGATTCAAGCCTCTGATGCTGGCCCTGATGTAGCTTACTACCTCGGGTCCAATCCAAAAGAGACAGATCGCATTTCCCGTCTTAGCCCGATCTTGCAAGCAAAGGAGATTGGACGCATTGAGGCTAAAATAGCCAACGATGTCCCGGTCAAACGTACTACGTCCGCGCCCGCACCGATTAGTCCGGTAACTGCCAGAACTTCAGGCAATCCGAGTTACGACACGACGGACCCCCGGTCCACCAAAACGATGTCTGCCTCGGAATGGATTGAAGCAGAACGGCTGCGCCAGACTAAGAAATGGCAAGCTCAGAATCGCTAACTTTTAAGGAATTACCATGTCAAATAGCATTCTTACGATTGACATGATCACCAGGAAGGCCCTGGAGATCTTGGAAAACAATCTGGTTCTTACCCGTAACGTCAACCGTCAGTACGACGACAGCTTTGCTGTTGAAGGCGCAAAGATCGGTTCGACCCTGCGTATTCGTCTGCCCGATCGCGCTCTGGTGACCGACGGTGCTGCCCTGCAAGTTCAGGACGACAACGAGCAGTTCACAACCCTGACCGTGGCTTCGCAGAAGCATATCGGCGTGAACTTTACGTCTGCCGAACTGACAATGCAGTTGGATGACTTTGCAGAGCGCGTCCTCAAGCCGCGTATCTCGCAGTTGGCCTCTAGCATTGACGCTGACGTTGCCAATGCTTACAAAGCAATTGGTAACACGGTTGGCACCCCAGGCACCACGCCAGGAACCTCGCTCGTTTTGTTGCAAGCGCAGCAGAAGCTGAACGAGAACGCCGCTGTGATGTCGCCACGTTATGCAACGGTTAACCCCGCTGCCAACGCTGGTCTGGTTGAAGGCATGAAGGGTCTGTTCAATCCTACGGACACAATCTCCAAGCAGTTTAAGAACGGCATGATGGGGACTGGTGTTCTTGGGTTTGACGAGATCAATATGTCTCAGTCGATCAAGCAGCACACCACGGGTAACTTCCCTGTTTCGCCTATTGTTTCTTCTAGCGCCACGTTTGCTGAAGGTCAATCGACCCTCGCCATTACGTTCTCTAGCGGGACCAAGACGGTTAAGCAAGGCGACGTGTTCACCATTGCTAACGTGTACGCTGTTAACCCACAGACCCGTGAGTCAACTGGCAGTTTGCAGCAGTTCGTTGTGACCGCTGACAACAGCGTGACCTCGGGCACTGCAATGACCTTGGCAATTTCTCCGGCGCTTTACACGTCGGCAAATGCTTTGGCTACCATTGATGCGTTCCCAGCCACCAGCGCGGTTATCACGTTTGTTGGAACTGCATCAACTCAGTACCCACAGAACTTGGTCTACCACAAAGACGCAATCACGTTTGCCACGGCTGACTTGTTGCTGCCGCAGGGTGTTGATATGGCTGCCCGCGCAGTGCATAACGGTATTTCGTTGCGTGTCGTGCGCCAGTACGATATTAACAACGACCGTCTGCCATGTCGTATTGACGTTCTGTATGGCTTCAGCACGATTCGTCCGCAGATGGCTTGCCGCGTCTGGGGTTAATTTAATTTAAGGAAATTATTATGGCTCTCCCTAATGGTGGTGGTGGTTACCAAGTTGGTGCTGGTAACCGTCAAGAAACAATCCTGAGCGCTATGGCCGCTCCTCAAACGGCTACGGCTACTGCAACTCTTACCGCAGCGCAAATCGTTGGTCAAATGTTGGTGGCTAACCCATCAACGTCTGCCGCAACGTACACGCTGCCTTTGGGCACGGCAATTGATACTGCTGTTCCTAACGCTACGGTCGGCAGCACTTTTGACCTGTCAATCGTCAATATCGGCACTTCGTCCGGCGCGGTGACGTTGGCTGTTAACACTGGTGTGACCGATGGCGGCAACGCTTTGGTTGCTATCGCTGTTACAACCAGCCAGTTGTTCCGTTTCCGTAAGACCGGCGACGGTACTTACGTTGTGTATCGTTTGGGCTAAAAGCCTAAATCTAAGGGGGAGGGCCACAAGCTCTCCCCTTTTTTAAAGGAATTAAAAATGGGTAATACAAAATCTATTGGCGTTGCTTATAGCGATCAAGATATTGATGGCGGTACGATTGGCGCTGTTATTCCATCGACGATTGTTGGCACGACAATTTACGCTACCACTGAAATCGGCTACAGCGCAGCAGCCCAAGGTACTGTCACGCAAGCAACCAGCAAATCAACGGCTGTTACGTTGAACAAGTCTGCTGGTCAAATTACAATGAACAACGCATCGTTGGCAGCCGCCACGAATGCTACGTTTACACTAAACAATTCTTTGATTAGCGCAAACGATGCAGTAATTTTGACTATTGCTGGTGGTCAAACAACCCCTGGTTCGTACAACGTTTTTGCTAACTCTCTAGCTTCTGGATCGGTTAGTATTACGTTGCGAAACATCTCGGGCGGCACTTTGTCTGAGGCAATTGTCATCAACTTTGCTATCATTCATTGCACTGTCTAAACGGCGGGGCTTCGGCCCCGTCTACTGAGGTTTACGATGGCAACATATTCGGCTGGCGATCAGATCAACCGCGCCCTGCGTTTGTTGGGGGTTCTGGCAGAAGGTGAAACGTCATCGGCGTCAGTGATGCAAGATTCACTGATGGCAATGAATCAGATGATTGATTCATGGAACACTGAGCGGTTGTCGGTGTTCTCAACCATAGACCAGATCGTTAATTGGCCTGTCGGTTCAATCAACGCCACGCTAGGCCCGTCAGGGTCTTTGGTACGTCTAAACGGTACTGCTGTTCGTCCCATTCTGGTTGATGACGCAACGTATTTTCGTGATCCGCAGACGAATGTGTCTTACGGGATCAAGCTGATCAACCAACAGCAATACGATGGTATTGCGGTCAAGACTGTAACGTCTACTTATCCACAAGTCATGTTCGTAAACATGACCTACCCAGACATCGACATTTACCTTTACCCCAAGCCAACGCGCTTGCTAGAGTTTCACTTTATTAGCGTGCAAGAGTTGTCTGAACCGGCAACGCTATCAACCACGTTGGCGTTTCCCCCAGGTTACCTGCGGGCGTTTACTTATAACCTAGCGATGGAGATCGCGCCGGAGTTTGGCGTTGAACCCTCGCCGCAAGTGCAGCGTATTGCTATGACCAGCAAACGTAACTTGAAGCGCATCAACAATCCTGACGATGTGATGTCAATGCCGTATGCAATCGTTGCAACGCGCCAGCGGTTTAACGTGTACGCCGGGAATTATTGATGAAAAGTCCCATTTTGGGATCGGCGTATGTTGCTCGGTCGGTCAACGCCGCCGACAACAGAATGGTGAACTTGTTCCCGGAAATTGTGCCGGAAGCAGGTAAGGAACCGGCGTTCCTAAACAGAGCGCCAGGACTCAAACTGTTGGCAACAATCGGTGGCGGGCCGATCCGTGGCGTATGGGCGTTCTCGTCTCAAGACGGCACCGGCTTTGTAGTGTCTGGCACCGAGTTGTACAAGATTAACAACTCCTACACTGCGACACTTTTGGGGACCGTAGCTGGCACAGGCCCCGTCAGCATGGCTGACAACGGTACGCAATTGTTCATTGCGGCTAACGGCCCTAGTTACATCTACAACAACACGACTGGCGCGTTTGGAGCAATCACCGATCCTGACTTCCCCGGCGCTGTAACCGTCTGCTATCTGGACGGCTACTTTGTGTTCAACGAACCCAACAGCCAGAAATTGTGGGTGACTGCGCTGCTAGACGGTACGTCTATTGACCCGCTGGAATTTGCCAGCACCGAAGGCTCGCCCGATGGTTTGATTGCGGTAGCTGCAAACTTCCGCGAAGTGTGGGCGTTTGGCACCAACTCCATTGAAGTCTGGTATGACTCCGGCGCAACGGATTTTCCGTTGCAACGCATTCAAGGCGCGTTTAATGAGTTAGGTTGCGCTGCACCATATTCTGTTGCCAAGATGGACAACGGGATGTTTTGGCTTGGGCGTGATCGGCGCGGTCAGGGCATGGTCTACCGTGCCAACGGCTACACCGGCCAGCGCATCTCTACCCATGCAATTGAATGGCAGATCCAGCAATACAGTGACATTTCTGACGCGATTGCTTACACGTACCAGCAGGGCGGTCATTCTTTCTATGTGCTGATTTTCCCAACTGGCAACGCTACTTGGGTGTACGACGCGGCTACGGAAGCGTGGCACGAACGGGCCGGTTGGGTAAACGGTGAGTTTACTCGTCACCGCAGCAACTGCCAGATGTCGTTTAACAATCAGATTGTTGTTGGCGACTATGCCAACGGCAACATTTACGCTTTTGACTTAGATGTGTACGCTGACAACGGCAGCATCCAAAAGTGGTTGCGCTCATGGCGGGCGCTGCCAACTGGTCAGAATAACCTAAAACGCACCGCGCACCATAGCCTACAACTTGATTGTGAGTCTGGCGTTGGGCTAAACGGGTTTGTTGTAAACGAAGACATTTACCTACAAACGGAAGATGGCGATTATTTAATTACTGAAGCTAGCGACTATTTGATCGCAGACCAGCAAGCAATTGCCACGCAAGGCGCTGACCCAAAAGTAATGTTGCGTTGGTCGGATGACGCGGGTCACACTTGGTCAAACGAGCACTGGTCGCCAATTGGCAAGATTGGCGCTTATTATCATCGGGTGTTCTGGCGGCGCTTAGGTATGACCCTAAAATTGCGCGATCGGGTATACGAGGTTTCGGGCACCGATCCAGTCAAGACGGTGATCATGGGTGCAGAATTGATTCTTAGCCCGACCAATGCCTAGCCCTAACGCAAACCCCACGCCAATCACTCCACCACGGGTGCCGCTGGTTGACCCGCGCACGGGGTACATTGACCGCGCTTGGTATCTGTTCTTTTTGTCGCTCAACAACGCAGCGATTGCGATTATTGATGACTCTGGGCTTACATTTAGCGCCGAGTCAACAATTGCTTCTGTTGATGCGGAACTGCAAACGCTGGCGCAATTTGTGGAGACGCTACCGCCTGTTGTTGCTTTACCGGCCCCAGACGTATTGACGGATTGCTGCTCGGGCTTGGTGTCGCAGATTGCCGAGATGCAAAAGCAGATTGACTCGCTGGCGTTGCTGCCCGCACAAGTAACCGCTATGCTTTCGCAATTGGCTGATGTGAGCGCAATGAACCCGTCTAACGGTGACAAGCTGATCTACAACGGCACCACCGGAAAATGGGAGCAAGACTCTCGCAGCTACCTCATGCTTGAATAAAGGATCTTTACATGGCTGTTTCAGTAAAAGTTTTAGTCCCCGCCAAGTACGCGGAGTCCTCGCAAACGACCCAGTACACCGCGACTGGTCTTACCGCAATCATTGACAAGTTTACGGCGACCAACATCAGCGGTTCTGCTGCTACAATTTCCGTCAACTTGGTTACACTGGCTGGTTCTGCTGGCAATACTAACCTGATCACCAAGACCAAGACGTTGGCCGCATCAGAGGTCTACACGTTCCCAGAGTTGGTTGGGCAAGTTCTAGGTGTCGGCGACTTTATCAGTACAATTGCTGGAACGGCCAGCGCAATCAACATCCGGGTTTCTGGGCGGGAGGTAACATAATGAGTTGGCTTGACAAATTAGCTCCAGTTTTAGGTGGTGTTGGTGGGTTTTTAGTTGGTGGACCAACCGGAGCAATGTTAGGAGCTTCTTTGGGTTCTGGCATTAGTGGCGCGTCTGCCGCTAAAAACGCTGCCAATGTACAAGCGCAAGCAACTCAGGCCGCGCAAGATGCTCAAGAACGAATGTTTGAGCGTCAGGTTGAACTGCAAGAGCCGTTTCGTCAAGCCGGCGTTAATGCGCTTAACAAACTGATTCCGCTATCTGACTATACCAAGTTTGGTATGGATCAGTACCAAGCCGACCCTGGCTACGGGTTCCGCTTGTCAGAAGGCATGAAAGCACTTGACCGCACGGCAGCAGCGCGTGGTGGTTTGTTGTCTGGCGCTACGCTTAAAGGGGCGCAGCGTTACGGTCAAGACCTTGCATCGCAAGAGTATCAAAACGCTTTTAACCGTTACCAGACCGAGCGAGCGGCGCAACTTAATCCATTGCAATCATTGGCGGGCGTAGGGCAGACCGCAGCAGGTACGTTAACTAACGCATACGGCGCTTTCGGTGCGCAGATGGGTCAGAATCTGCAAGACATTGGGTCTGCCCGCGCCTCTGGTTATCTTGGTGGTCAAAACGCTTTAAATCAAGCACTTGGTCAAGCTGGTCAAATGTATCAGTACGGGCAGCGTACAAATGCGCTGGCTGATTTCTACGGCAGGACTCCAGCGCCAATTGAAAATAGGTAATTGACATGGCACTTCGACCTCTTGATCCGTCAATCGTCAACGCTTACCAAGCGCCCAAGTTCAATATGCCAGATCCTTTGCAGGATGCTGTTGCTATGGAACAACTTAGAAATTATAAAGCGGCGCGGCAAATCCGTGAGCAGGATTTGGCAAATGAAAACGAGTCTAAAACATTTTTGACAAACATACAGAACACAATTACACAAGAGGGTGGGCCAGAACTGCGATTAGCAGTACCAAAAATGCTTGCTCACCCAAACGCTAAAATTAGGCAAGCTGCTGGTGCAATTCAAGAGCATCTTGATCGTCTTGATCGAATAGCTGAGTACAAAAAACTTAACCCAGAAGAACCAATCCAACCTACAGAAGGCGCAATAACGTCACGCGTAGCGCCGTTAAGTGTTTCAATGCTTGAGACAGGGCCGGAAGGTGCTGCCCCACGCACGTTTCCAAATGCGCCGCCGGGAATGGCGGGGGTTACTGTAGGAACTGCTGAACGCGGAAGCAATGTTAGCCCTGCTGCCGCAGCGTCTACTAATGCTTTAATTCCTGATGCGTTTAAGCAACAGATACAAAACGAGTTAGCCAGAGCAGAAAAATTTGCTAGATTCTATGAAATTCAAGCGTTACGAGACCCTAAAGAATATAAAGACGCGGCAAAACAAGCCCGCGAACAAGTAAATGCTTTAAGGAAAATGCAATCAATTGAACCAAACAGATTGCTGATGTTGGGCGACGTTTCCATGATGACGCCCCCCGCGCCAGAAGGAATGCCAGCAGATCAACGCTTGTTTAATGCGTACATGAGTATGACGCCTGATCAACAAGCGGCATTTGATAAATTTCGAATGGCTACCAAACCGACTACAACCATAAACGTCAGCGCCACAAACACGCCCCCCGGGAAAAGTTTAGCCGCGCCGATTGGACAACGCGCCGAAGCGTCTTTGGTAAAAGCTGAAGGCGCTACGGAAATTATGACTGCCGCGAATTCTGTGCGGGACGCGCTTAACACCGGCAACGTGATTGCTGGTCCGGGCGCGGGCATACGAACTAAGTTTGCTCAAGTTCTTGAAATGGCCGGCGTTGGCGATAAAGAAAAGTTGACCGCCACCCGTACCGCTATTCAAGGTATGGCTGACTTGACTTTGCAAAGCCGCGCTGAATTGAAAGGCCAAGGTCAGATCACAGACGCGGAAACCAAGTTGCTGGAGCGCGCGCGGTCTGGCGATATTGCCGATATGACTATCGCAGAACTTCAAACCGTTGTTAATGTATCGCAGCGTTTGGCTGGCCGGTTGTGGTCTAACCATCAGACGTTGCTAGGTACAATGAAAACCGATCCCGCTGCCGCTGACGTATTTAAATACTACACCCCGACTGCGGCTATGCCGCAAGCTCTTGAGGAAGGTAAGTCTGTATCTGAGCAAGAGAAAAAAGATAGATTATCTGGGCTAAAAACTATCTTTGGTACAAAACAATGAGCGAACAATTTCGCGAGCAGATCAACACCGCGCGGCGGCGCGGGTACAGCGACGATGAGATCGTTGACTTCCTAAAGCAAAGCGACAAGCGCGTAAGCGAAGCGTTGTCGTCTGGGTACAAGTCAAACGAGATCCTTGATTTCCTTGCGCCCAAACCTTCAATGGGTGAAGAAGCAGTACGGAAAGCGGGTATCGTAGGACGATCTGCAAGCGAGGCAATGATTGGCCCCGCAGCGGGCGCGCTGATGGGTGCGCCGTTTGGCCCAGTCGGTGCGGCGGTAGGTGGTTTAGTTGGTGGTTTGGCAATTCCCGCTGCCGATGTTTTAGTTCAAGGCTACAACCGTCTTGCCGACAGTAACCTAAGAACGCCATCTCAAGTTATTTCAAATTTCCTTCCCGGCCCCCGCCCAGAATCTTCTGGTGAACGTATGCTTGGCGCGGCCACTAACGCGCTTGCGGGTACTGTTGGATCGGTAGCAACTGGGCGCGGCGCTATGGCGATGCCAGGGATGTTTGGCGCGGCGGGTAAAGAAGCTGCTCGCGCGCCAGTTGGTCAGATTGTTACCGCGCCAGTTTCGGCGGCTACGGCGCAAGGCGTAACCGAAGCGACGGATAGCCCATTGGCGGGTCTACTCGCAGGAACTGCGGTTAGCGGAGCGGCGGGTCTGCGGCCTACAAAACGTGAAGCAGTTCCGTCAACTGAGCAATTGAAAGCGCAGTCTGACGCAGCGTATAAAGTGCTAGATAACTCTGGTTTTCAGTTCTTTAGGAAAGAATTTAACCAGCACATGGACACGCTGCCTAGCAAACTGCGGTCTGAAGTTGGGTACGCAGAAGGCTTGTCGCCTAAAATCGACGCGGTAATGGCCCAACTTAAATCTGACCGACCTAAAGATATTGTTGAGTTGCAAGCACTTAGAAAAGTAATTGGGGGTGCGGCTAAAAGTCCCGACCCTCAAGAGCGTTTAATCGCGAGTAGAGTATTGGATGAGTTTGATGATTATTTGTTAAACGCGCCCAACAAAGCGTTGATAGTGCGAGATCCTGCGGCGCTTGAGGCTTGGAAAACTGCCAAGTCTGACTACGCCAAGATGAAAAAAAGCGAGCTAATTACCGACATCATCGAACGCGCCGACGTTTCCCAAGGAAACAAAGAAGGAAACATGGCGTCGCAATTGTCGGCGCTGGCTAAAAACGAAAAGAAAATGCGGTTCTTTACGCCGGACGAACAGCAAGCTATTAAGGACGCCGCCAAAGGTGGGGTTACGCAAAACATCCTTCGCACGTTAGGGAAGTTCACGCCGCTAACGCCCGCGTCAACTATCTTTACTGTTGTAAGCCCGTTCGGCGCATATACCGCCGGTGCTGGTTATGCTGCGCGTGAGTTGGCAACCATACGGCGAGAGCAGGAAATTAACAGACTGGCTAGTCAAATGCGTCTGGGCGCGCGGCCAAAAGTTATCGAAGGCGCTGGCGCAAATGTACCGGTATTTGCAGGGCGCGCTGCGTTAAACTCTCTTTATTCTGAAAACCAAAACCAACTGGCCCCATGATGGTTACATTATCTGAAGTCGATCACAAGATTGACGCCCACGTTGACATCTGCGCGATTCGGTACGAAGGTATCGAGAAAGAGACGCGCGGTATCCACGCCCGGATCAAGCGTCTAGAGCAGATCTTGATCACGGGCGGCGGGGCCATCATTATGATGCTGCTGACGATGCTAATAAAAGTTCATTAAACGGTAATCGTCAGTTCGTAAAATGAAGTTCCTTTTCTTGGAGCCTCACATGAAAGACGACATCCTTGCCGCTATCGACGCTTCTGAGCCAGTTGACGCCCTGAACGCTCTGTTCTCGGTCGCCTTTTTGGTTGCTAAAGCATCGAACATCAACGAGTTCACGCTGTCTTCGCTGTTCTCCTCAACCGCCGACGCTCTCTTCCAAGCTCACGTTGAAGAAGAAGAAGAAGTTGAAGAGTTTGACGAACAGACTGACGAGTAATGATTAGGCCCCCCGATGACCTCGGGGGGTCACCCAACCGCAACAAAACTGTGGTATTTGGGGTGCTTCTCCTAAAAGGATGAAGAATAATGTCACCAAAAATCACGGACGAAGAATTTTTGCGGTTATGGGAAGAGCACAAATCACCACTTAAAGTAGCAAGAATTGCTGGCATTTCTGAACGCCGCGCGCACACTCGGCGGCGCAATTTAGAAAGCAAATTAAACATCAAACTGGCAATTGGTAAACCAATCCATATCAAAAAAGCCAGACACGAAGCTGGCCTGACTGATGGCATCGCCATCATCTTTTCTGACGCACACTTCTGGCCCGGTATCCGGTCAACCGCTTTTAAGGGCCTGTTATGGGCAATAAACGAACTTAAACCGCACGTTGTAATCGCCAACGGCGATATTTTTGACGGAAGTTCGATCAGCAGACACCCTAGAATAAATTGGGGCGCGGTCCCAAACGTGAAGCAAGAACTTGATGCTTGCAAGGAAGCACTTAAAGAGATTGAAGACGCCTGCGAGAAGGCCCGCCATCACACACAACTGATCTGGCCCTTAGGTAACCATGATTCGCGCTTTGAAACGCGCTTATCTGAGGCCATACCCCAATTTGAAGGGGTCGGCGGTACGGCGCTTAAGGATCATTTCCCCAAGTGGCATCCGTGCTGGTCCTGCTGGTTGTCAGATAGCGTAGTGGTCAAGCACCGCTACAAAGGCGGCGTTCACGCAACGCACAACAATACAGTCGCTGCCGGTACAACCATCATTACCGGACACCTTCACAGTCTAAAAGTCGCGGCGTTTTCGGATTACAATGGCGTCCGTTGGGGAGTAGACACCGGTACGCTGGCCGAAACGGATGGGCCACAGTTTATTGATTACCTTGAAGACGGCCCTGTTAACTGGCGCAGCGGGTTCGCGGTCATAACCATGAAAGACAGTAAACCGCTCTGGCCTGAGTTGGTCAGCAAACACGCCGAAGGTATCATTGACTTCCGTGGTCAACTTATTGATGTAAGTAGGTACTAATGGAAATTGTTGAACTTTTTCTTAAGGCTTGGCCAGTACTGCTCGGTCTTGTGACGCTCATCATTGTGCTGTCCAAACTTGACCTGCGTGTTGCGGTTCTTGAGGAAAAGGTCAAGTCTGCGTTTGAGATCATCAACAAGATGAAGGACAAGCAATGAGCGAAAAACTTGAAGCCAAAAGTCAGCTTATTGAAAAGACCGCGTTTGCGGTGCTTCCCATTCTTTTTACCTGTGTGGTCTACCTGATGTCTGCGTTAGACAAACTTACGCATGAGGTCACTGTACTCAACGCCAAGATTAGTCTTGTTGTTACATCTGACAACAAACAAGCCGTGAACTCCGGTGCGGAACTAGCGCGGGAAAAGTTGCGGCAAGAGCTTGAGAAAGAGATTCAGCGCAACCGCGACATGATCCATGACAACCAGAAGCACATCAGTATCATCGAAGACAGAATGGCGAGGAAATAATGGCTAACTTTGAGCAAGCCTTTGAACAGATGATCCGCGACGAAGGCGGCTACGTTCTACACACTATTCCCGGTGATACCGGAGGGATGACTTATGCTGGAATTGCACGAAACAAAAACCCCCAGTGGGGCGGATGGAACCTCATCGACCACAAAGAAATCAACAATCCGCTCCTTACTGGAATGGTACGTGGATTCTATAAAGCTGAGTTTTGGGATCGTTTACGAGGGGATGAGATTACGAACCAAACTGTTGCGGAATCGGTTTTCAACTTCGGCGTAAACACCGGAATGGGCGTCGCGGTCAAGCTCGCGCAGTTGATCGTGGGCGCTACACCAGACGGATCGGTTGGCGACAAGACCGTGGAAAAGTTCAACAGTGTTGAACCAGAAGCGTTTAGAAAATCTTACGCGCTGGCGAAGATTACGCGCTACGCTGACATCTGCAACAAGAATCGTACCCAGTCTAAATTCTTATTAGGTTGGATTAATCGCACTCTGGCGGGGCTTAAATAATGGACCTGATTGGTATTGGGAGCATCATTGAAGGCGTGGGCAAGGTCGCGGGCGACCTCATTACGACAGACAAAGAACGCCTTCAAATGGCGCTGGAAGACCGCAAGCTCGACCTTGAAGAGAAGCGTATCGACCAAGCTACAGACCTCGCGCAAGTGGACATCAACAAGATCGAAGCGGCGTCTACTAGCGTATTTGTCTCTGGCTGGCGTCCTGCTGTGGGCTGGGTTGGGGTTGCTGGCTTGGCTTACCAGTTCCTCGGCTACCCTCTGATGCAATGGATCTGGGCGTTTGGTCAGGGCGTGGACTTGATTCCGAAGGGTCTGGCCGCACCGCCAGACCTCCAGGTAGAACAGTTGATGACTTTACTCGCCGGTCTTTTGGGCTTCGGCGGAATGCGTAGCTTCGAGAAGTACAGAGGCGTCGCGGCGAAGTAGGTCGCGGTAGGCGTTAATCGCCGCTTTTAAGTCGGCGTTTAGCGCATCAACCTCCGCATTTAGCAAGGTCATACGTTCGGTTGCTTCCTTGGCAAACTGGACAAGGTTCTCGTAGCGCCATGCAGCAAAGTCGGTCATGGTTGTTTAGCCTCTTGAAGTAGTTCGATACGCTCGCGCGATACGCGGAGCACGTTATAGCGTTGGTGTATACGGCGCAGGATGCTGGCGCGAGCCTCAGTCGCTTTCTCGTGGTTCAGCATCTCCAGCACCATCTGCTCGTCCAGCGTCTTCAGAGCTACGTTTAAGCCCCTCCAAGTGTGATTCAATTCGCACCTCTAAATCTTTAAGCGTTTCAAGTACGCGGTTGTAGTTGCGCTGCGCTGCGGCCAGTTCGCGCTGACGAATTATAAGTTCTTCCCGCGCGGCGATCAGTTTTGCCCGGACTAGCTTCATCGGATCACCTTCTCTAGTAGTGTGCGCGCCAGCGGTTGCTTACCCAGTAGCCAGCTTTGAACCCTGCCCATGTCCCACGTGATGATCTGGAACTGTGGCGGGCGCTGGTAGGCGGTACTGATCTGGGACTTGTCCCAGTCTTTGATGAATTTGCCGTTGATGATCAAAATAAAGCCTCTGGTACGTTAGACAAGTCCAATTTGGGTTTACGTTTGCGTTTGATTCGTTCGACTATGTGAGGGTATGGCGGCATATGCCACACCCACCGCACTACGTTGCCTTCGTCGTCAAGGATGCCGTATCTCATTTCAGCGCCTCCATAGCAATGTCAGACACGGCGCGTTTGTCCTGAAGCGCCGTCCAAATTTTTTCGTCAATCGTCTTCTGAGTTGACATAATGTAGACCCACACGTCGTGGCGCTGGCCGCTGCGGTGTAGCCGCCCGACCGTCTGCTCAAACAATTCCAGCGACCACGGCAGCGACACAAAGACCATCTTGCAGCCGCCGTGTTGCAGGTTCAGACCGTGACCGGCAGACTTAGGATGGACCGCCAACAGTTCAATCTGACCGGCGTTCCAACGCCCGATGGCGTCCTCATCGTCAAGCGTGACAAGGTTGGAATAGCGGCGGTGCAACTCCGCAAGTTCTTCTTGGTATTGGTACACCAGAATCGTGTTGGCGTGCTGGTTTTCAGACAGCAGGTCGTCCAGCGCCTCAAACTTATGTTTGGAAAACCAGATCGGCGTCTGATGCGTGATGAACTTGCCCTTCATAACCAAATCGGGCGTTTGATGCGTGTCGTATATGAACCCAGACGCCATCTGTTGCAGCTTGCCCGTTACCACGCCAGCGTTTAAAGCGACAATGTTTGCGGTGTCGTACTCCAGCACAAACTCTTTTTTAAGTTTGTTGTAGTGATCCATCGGCATCTGACAGTCCACATGGACGATGTGCAGCGGCGGTAGCTTGTCGCTGTACTCCCCAGGTTCAAGGACGTAGGTGGCCGGTTTGATACGCTCCATAACGTGTTCCAGACTGCCCACGCGCGGCGTCCATTGGCCAAACTCAGGGTTTATGGCGATGAAGTATTGCTGCAAGAACGCGCCTTTAGAGCGCCCTAGCAGCGTTTGGTCGATGATCTTGCACTGCCCGTACACATCTTCTAACCCGTTACTGGTAAACGATCCGGTCAAGCCCCACCGGATTTCGATGTGGTGGATCAGCTTGGCGAGCGCCTTGAACCGCGCGCCATACGGGTTCTTGAGCCGCGTCAGTTCATCAAAAATAATGCAGTCAAAGTCCAAATGCGGCATTGACTGGATGTTGTCGTAGTTGGTCACCACCACCTGCGCGCCGGACTCAAACGCTTTTTGGCGCTGTTTGGGTGTGCCGACCGCGACCGCGACGGTCAACTCCGGCGCCCACTTCGCGGCCTCGGTCGCCCATACGCTTTCGGCTACCCGTTTGGGCGCAAGCACTAAGGCGTTGCGTTTAATCTTCAGCAGCGCCGACAACGCGGTCAGCGTGATTGCCGTCTTGCCAGCCCCCACGGGCGCTAAGATCATCGCTCGATCCTGGCCGTAGAGGAAGTCGGCGGCTACTTCTTGGTAAGGTCTAAGGACCATTGTGCTACCCCTTCTAGATTCCAGATTACTGTGTAGTTTTGGTTGAGTTGGCGCATGGTTGCGCCGAAGTGTTCCTGTAATTTGCTGAGTTTGCCCCCCTTGGTTTTGAGTTCCACGAACCACGTCGACCCGTCCGGCAGACACGCCACACGGTCAGCCACGCCCCGAACGCCGGGGCTTGTGAACTTGTACGTCTTGCCGCCCATCGTCTCGACGGCCCAGACGAAGTGGCGCTCGATCTCGCTTTCTTTCATGCCGCCATCATATCTTGCGAAAAAGTTGTTGACAAGCAGATTGTGATCGGGCACAGTGATGTCTCCAACCACTTCACTAAACGGGAATCCAAAGTGAAAATCATCCTAGAACGCGAAGAGATCAAGAACATCCTCATCACCTACCTTGAGAGCTTGTTGCCTAACGCCGAGTTCAACAAAGTAGAGTTCGATTGCAGCGGGTATTCCACGCTGTACAAGGTCACTATCAGCCATGAAAAGGATGCAGAATGAACCTTATCCACATCATGAAAGACGACAACGGCGACTTTGAGCCGTTGGACCTGACCCCCGTGTTTTACAAGGGCAACATAATGTGTGTGCCGCATTGGCGTATCAAAAACACTTGGGTCTTCCCTGGCGGCAAGACCTACACCACGGCAGAGTTGCTGGCCCTTGGCGCTAAAGTGTCCGTGTCGCTGCTCTGGCCGCGCGGGTGGGTTACAAAGATGCTCGGGCGTCACAACCCTGCGATGCTGTCGCAGGAGTCACTAACGAACCTAATCAAGGGAAAAGCAAATGCACTCTAATATCGTAGGTGGTAGTACCGCCAAGCGCGTCGTCAACTGCCCAGGCTCGGTCGCGCTGGTGCAGAAAATGCCTCCCAAATTGGGAAGCGACGCCGCCGATCAAGGCACGTTATGCCACAGTGCAATGGCGATGCTATTAGAAGATTCTAGTTTAGAGATCAAGAGCGTGCTCGGCATGGTCGAGAACGACCAGACTATGACCGAGGATCTGATCGACGAGAAGATCGTCCCGGCGATGGCGGCGTTGAACGAAATCGACCCAGACGGCAACATGGAGTACAAGGTCGAGTCGCACGTCAACTTTGGCAAACTACTTCCCGGCGTGTTTGGGTCTGCTGACCTGATTGGCCGGATCGACGACCGCGCCGTTGTGCTCGACTGGAAATTCGGGCGCGGTGAAGTAGACGTCGAAGAGAACGAACAGTTGCTGTTCTACGCCGCTGCTGCGATGCGGACCAAGGGTCTGGAATGGGCGTTTGAGGGTGTAGAAACGGTCGAGATGGTCATCGTCCAACCACCAGCGGTCAAGCGGTGGACGACCACGGTCGCGCGCGTTAAGCAGTTTGAGCGTGATCTAGTACACGCCGTCACAGCGTCACAAAACGCCTCCGCACCGCTTAAGGTTGGCGACCATTGCCGCTACTGCCCTGCCAAGCCAATTTGCCCACAGATGACCGGCGCGGCAGAGCGCGCGCTAAAGGTGCAAATCAAAGACCTAGACCCCGCTAAGATCGGCGAGTATTTGGCGACTGCTGATCTGGTCGAGAAGTGGATCGCTGACCTGCGCGATCTGGCGCATCAGATTCTTGAGTCTGGCGAGCCGGTTCAGGGTTACAAACTGGTCCCTAAACGCGCGTTGCGTCAGTGGGTTGACGAAGACAAGGCTTACGCTGCGCTGACTAAGCTAGGCGTTGACCGTGAAGAATTGGTGGAGACAGCCCTGCTGTCGCCCGCCAAGGTTGAGAAGATCCTGAAAAGGAGTAAACTCAGCCTCCCCGATGACATCGTAGTTGCGGTGTCGTCGGGAACCACAATTGCCCCGGAGAGTGATCCCCGGTCAGCGGTTGTGTTCCTCCCCGAGCAGATGAAAACTGCTCTTCTTAAACTAGGATGAAATGATGTCAAATTTAGTAGCCTTCAATAAAGCTGGCTTGCCAGCACTTGCCGCAATCGCAACGGCCATCAAGACCGTTGCCGCCCCGGCGGCTTCCGCTGGTTCGGTCATCCTGAAAATGGACAAGACCGGCCATTGGGTGTTCGGCGCGGATCAGACTGAAGTTGAGCCTGATTCGAAGTGGGCCGTAAACCCCTTCAGTTTCGTACATGGTTGGATCGCCTGGGGCGACGGCGTAGTGCTTGGCGAGAAGATGGTTGCGTTGACCGACCCGTTGCCCGATACCGATGACGCGCCGCCTAACTCCGCAAGGGGTTGGGAGAAGCAAGTCGGGTTTAGCTTGAAGTGTTTGACGGGCGAAGACAAGGGCCTAGAGGCGCGTTATTCGACGACTTCGGTCGGCGGTAAGCGTTCCTACGAAGCCTTGGCAAGCGCGTTTGCAAACCAAGTGTCTGTAGATGAGTCGAAGCCGGTGCCAGTGGTGTTGCTCAAGAAAGAGCACTATCAGCACAAAAGCTATGGTCGCATTTACACGCCGATCTTTGAGATCGTCGAGTTTATGTCGATGGACGGACCTGAAGAGGAAGAGGAAGCCCCCGCGCCGACGCGCCGTCGTCGCGCAGGGTAAGTGATCCTGTGGGTTGACTTCGAAACCCGTAGCACCTGCGACCTTCGGGTCGCGGGTGTCTATAACTACGCGCAGGACTTGGAAACCGAAGTCATCTGTATGTCCTACGCTTTCGACGACGGGCCTGTTAAAACTTGGACGCCAGATTTAACATTTCCCGTCGATGTGTTAAACCACAAAGGTCAGATCCGCGCGCATAACGCCGCGTTTGAGCGTCTGATCTTCTGGTACGTGCTTCAGATCAACTTCGATCTTAAGCAGTTCTATTGCACCGCAACACAAGCCCGCGCTAACTGCGCGCCGGGGTCGCTTGAGGACGTCGGTCGCTTTGCGGGCGCTGACATGAAGAAAGACCGCCGGGGCGATTACCTTGTGCGGCAATGCTGCGTGCCGCCGTATAACGACAAGCTCATCCCAGAACTCATAGAGTACTGCGAGCAGGATGTGCGCGCTATGCGCGCCGTGAGTCTCGCTCTGCGTGAACTGTCGGATGAGGAGTTGCTCGACTATCACGTCAACGAGCGCATAAACGACCGAGGCGTGAAGGTGGACGTTGCGCTATGCAAGGCCGCTATCCGCTACGCTGACGCCGAACTAGCTGAGATACAAGCGATTGTGACCGAGATCACGGGCGGTCTAGCCGTGCGCTCGCCACGTATGCGCGAGTGGGTGCTGGCGCGCGTTTCGGATGAGCAGAAGAAGCTCATGTGGGTCGGTGAGAAGTACAGCATCGACAAGGCCGTTCGCGCTAATCTATTAGCGTGTGATGATTTAGACCCAGATGTGCGCGAGGTGGTGCAATGCGCGGACGATCTATGGGCGTCCTCGATTGCAAAGTTTAAACGTCTACAGGAGTTGGCTGATGTTGAAGATGACCGAGTACGAGGCGCATTTGTTTTTGCTGGCGGATCTGCGACGGGGCGAGCCTCTTCTTACGGAGCACAGGTCCACAATTTCACCCGCAAGACCGCCAAAGATCCGGCTGGAGTCCGTGACGATATGGTCGCCGGTCGAGCAATTGTCCCTCTTCACGGACGAAGAGTTACAGATGTGCTCAAGGGGATGCTTAGACCCGCGCTCGTTGGTAATTTCGTAGTCGCCGACTGGTCGGCTATCGAGGCGCGCGTCAACCCGTGGCTGTCGGGCATGGGCGAGGAGAAGCTCAAGCAGTTCGACCAAGACATCTATAAGATCAACGCCGCTGCGACCTTCGGATGCTCGGTCGATCAGGTGACCGACGATCAGCGTCAGATCGGCAAGGTTCAGGAACTTAGTTGCGGCTATGCGGGCGGCGTAGGCGCGTTTGCTGCGATGGGTCGGGCCTATGGTATTCATCTGCCAGAGGCCGATGCCAAGCGCATGGTAGACGCTTGGCGACGGTCTAATCAGTGGGCCGTGCGGTTCTGGTCGGAGTTGGAGCGGGCTTACACGTCGGCCATGCACACGCCTAACGCCGAGTTCAGCGCGGGGCGTGTGACTTATTTATTTGATCGGCAGCATCTCTGGTACATTCTTCCTTCGGGCCGCGTTCTGTGTTACCCGTTCGCCAAACTGGAAGAAGATGGCATTTCATACTGTAAAGCCGCTTGGAAGCCCGCCGCTGACGCTAAAGAGTGGCCGCGCGCTAGATTATGGAAGGGATTGGCTTGCGAGAACATCACGCAAGCAGTCGCCAATGATGTGCTGCGCTACGCGCTACGTCAGTTAGATAACGTAGTGCTCCACGTACACGACGAGATCGTCCTTGAGGACGGAGACCCGGACCTATTGCGCCGCGTCATGTGTACGTCGCCGCCGTGGGCGGCAGGACTGCCCCTAAAGGCAGAAGTTAAGCAAATGACCCGTTACGGTAAGTAACTAAATAAATTTTGAGTTAAAAAAAGCCCGCCGGGAAGGGCGGGCTTCAACAGGAGAAAAGCACATGGAACTGGTGGATCATATCATAGCCCTCGCGCCTGAGGGTGAAGTAGTTTTATTCACTAAACAAGTCGAGCGCGAGGGCGGGTACGCTTACCCTGCGTTTCGTAAGCCGCGCGGTGAGGGCGCTTGGTACGTCAACATCGGCTCGTTCATCGAGTCGCGCTTTGACGGCCAGCGGGTCAGCGCGGGTGCTGCGTTCTGTGAGAACGTGTGGTGCTTGGTTCTAGATGACGTCGGTACGAAGTCGAAAACGCCTACGATTCGCCCGACGTGGATCATTGAAACGTCGAAGGACAACTTTCAGTGGTGTTACGTATTCCGGCTAGACGATCAGCCCCACAAATCCGTCTATAGCGCGGCGATCAAGGCCATAGCAGCGGCGGGTTATACGGACCCCGGCGCTATCAATCCGGTCCGCAATATACGCATTCCCGGCTCGATCAATCTAAAGCCCGGGCGCGACCGTTTCGCCGCGCGCTTGGTTGAGTTCAACCCGTCGCGCGAGTTTAGTCTTGAAGAGATCTGCGGCGCTCTGTCGGTCGTCCCCGGCGCGGTCGAGACCACAACATTCCGTCCGGGTGTCCTAAAGGATGACGGGTCGGATGACGTTCTAGCGTGGCTTGTCGAGCGTAAGGAAGTCACACAAAAAGGCAATTCTGCGGGCTGGTGGGGCGTGATCTGCCCTAACAGCGCGGAACACTCAGACGGCAACCCAGAGGGCCGCTATATGCCCGCTTCGCGGGCGTATTGTTGTCTGCACTCGCATTGCACCGAGTGGGACTCCGCGCGGTTTCTAGCTTGGGTCGAGCAGGAGGGTGGGCCTAAACGGACCTATGGCCTACGTGACGAGCTTTTAGCGTCAGTCGTGAACGGCGCGTTGTCTAAGCTAACGCCTACGGAGATGTTTACAGATGACGCTAAAGCCGTGATCGCCCAGGTTGAGGCGCGTGAGCGGGCGCGGGTCGAGCGGTCGGATTGGTTCAAACGCTTCGCCTATGTGCAGTCGGACGACGCCTACTTCGACCTAGTTGACCGTGTGCTTATATCGCGTCGGGCGTTCGACGCGACCTATCGCGGGATCATGTGTCATTCGATGCACAATAACGGCGGCAAGGCCCGCATCATTAACCCGTCCCTATGGTTCGATGAGAACCGAACGGCCGCTGGCGGCCACATCCTGGCGGGCTTGACCTATGCGGCCGGTGAGTCGGTTCTAGCCGTGCGGGACAATCTACCCTATGCGAACCGTTGGGTCGACGCGCGGCCGACGCCTATGGCGGGGCCTATACAGGCATGGATCGACCATTGCCGCAAGCTCGTCCCAGTACAGTCGGAGCTAGACCATGTCTGGGACGTTATGGCCTATAAAGTGCAGAACCCGCGTGTGAAGATCAACCATGCAATCCTTCATGCGTCGGATGAGGGATCGGGTAAGGATACGATGTATGACCCGTTCATCTGGGCCGTCTGCGGGGACAATAAGCATAATTTAGGGTTAGTCGACAATGAATCGCTCACGTCCCAATGGGGCTATCAACTAGAGTCGGAGATTCTAGTTATCAACGAGCTAAAAGAGGCCCTCGCGGCTGATAGGCGCGTCTTGGCCAATAAACTCAAGCCTATCATCGCGGCCCCGCCTGAGGTTCTAGCCGTGAACAGGAAAGGATTGCATCCATATATGATGGCAAACCGGGGTTTCGTGCTCGCATTTTCTAACGACCTATTGCCTATTAGCATCAGCGCCCAGGATCGCCGTTGGTTCTGTATTTGGTCGCACGTGGGCCGCATGAGCGATTCTGACGGGGCCGCGATATGGCAATGGCTGAGAACGGGCGGGCGGGCGGCCGTAGCGGCTTGGTTGCACGCGCGCGACGTCTCGCGCTTCAATCCTGGGGCCGCTCCGCCTATGACGGAATTTAAACAAACTATGACTGAGAATTCGTTATCGGGCGCGGAGAGTTATATCCTTGAATTGATGAAGCATCGAAAGGGTGTTTTCACGCGTGGCGTAATCGCGGCCCCGTTACAGGCCGTTTTGGACGATCTAGCGCGTAGCGCGCCCGCTGGCTTGAAACTGTATCAGCAAGCGTTATTGCAAGCGATCAAGGAAGCCGGGTGGATCGACTGTGGGCGCGTCGCTGCGCGCGGGTTAGAATCGAAGCGACACGTGTATTGCGCGCCCGATCTAGCGGCCGTGGGCGCGTCCACGCTGCGTCGGATGGTAGAGCCGGACTATCAACCGAACCCGCAATGAGAAACGGCCCTTTCGGGCCGCTCTCATAAGTCTAAGATGATCACTAGGATCGCGGCCAAAACGGCCGCGATGACTAGCGACACAATGCGCCGATTAGAGCTTCAAACAGTATGATTGTGGTAACGACAATCCAACCAATAAGCGCGCCTGTTGCGAGGGTTTCGAGTTTCATTGTGCGCTCCGCTTTTTTGGCAAGCATACGAACACGGTCGACCCATCGGGTAAGTCGCCTGACGCTAATTCAAAATCCCAGCCGAGCTTGTCAAGTAACGCGCGCGCAGCCTTTTCGTGGCGCTCATATAGATTTAGTTCGTGCGGGAAAGGGATTGTGACGTTACCAGCGCTGGCGCTTGCCTTGATACGCGCGCCCTTAATATTGGTTGGTCCGATATATTTAGTGACGATTGCTTGCATGATGTTTTCCTCAGAATGTTTCGAGTGTCCAGGCGGGCGCAACGTAGGCGGTCAACCCTTCCGGATCACGATAGGGCATCAGGCATCCAAAAAAGTCAGGTTCCTGGAGCGTAACGGCCGCGCATGACGTCCCGTTATGCCAGATTTTAGGGGCCCATGTTTTCCCGAATAACTTGTTAGCGGCCGCAAACTTTGCCAATACGGCCGGGTTTATCTGAGCGGGTTCTCCTGAGCATTTTTGCGGGATAACGCGCGGAATATCGGGAAACTTGCCGTCGACGGCCGCCCATCCAATTGTCATGCCACCCACTACGCTAATCGTACCCTTCAACCCGTCGTCAGTTTCGATGACGGCCGCGTCGAGTTTATTCTTGGCCGGTTTGAGCATTTTGATGACGTCGAACGGTAGCAGAATCGTTACCTTGTCGCTGACTTCGTTTTCCGCGCGCAGTGTGCGGTGAATGCCCAAGCAATGCCCGTCAGTCGCGGTTAAGATTGTGCGGTTTTGATCCGCTTCGACCCGAACCGTGTTCAGATAATAGCGAATATCTTGATCAGCGCTGAATTGTGAAATTGCGCGCAGCGCTGAAAGTTTGACGTTGATTTTCATTTAGTGTAGTCCAGGTTACCGGGTCAAAACGCCCGCCAATGCGCGCAGTGTGACGCGCGCATGAGCTGGAATTTTAGGCCGCTACAGTTTCACGTTCGCGCCGTGAATCCTCATAGAGTCGACACAATTTTGCAATTTCGTCGACGTCAGCGTGTACGTTGTCGCTGTACCCGTCGCAACATTCGCTCCACACTCCGTCGACGTCATCGTGCATCAGCTGGACGCAAGCGTGGAGCTTCCACGCTTTCCCGACGCCAGCTAACGAGTGGAGCATTTTTCGATAGGCCGCATGAGCGGGATACTTGGCAAGAAAATCGCGTTGATGCTCGACCGCTTTTTGATAAACGTCGACAATATCAGCGCCCGGTTTAACTTTACCGGCCATCTTCCATCCGAACCCGTGGTTTTTCATAACCGTCCCATCCGAACGATAGGATTTTACGTAATCAACGTAAACCAAGCGCCCAATTTCGGTTCCGTGTTTCGAGAGTGTTGCCATTGTATGTTCTCCTGAGTTGTTAGCGTCGCGGTTTGCGTCGCCATGTGTGTACTTTACGCGCGCGATCTTGCCTTGTCAACAACTTTTTGACTAGGGGAAACCCTAAGTTGAGAGTGTGGACACAATGTTAGCGTTTTGTTGGCGTTTTTTGGCGTGCGAGTGTCCACACTTTTTGGCTTAACCACGCGGGTTTGCGGCCTGTACCCGGATGTTAACTAGTCTACTTTTGAAAAAATTTGAGTTTATATATATATGGGAATTTGGCGGGCGACGGCCACGAAAATCCGCGCGCATTTTCCCAGCGCAATTTTTTACCCGGTCAAAAACCGCTCACATGTGGGTACACGCTCACACACTAAAAAATAGAACGATTTTTGTAGGCCGCTCACATGCGGGTACATACCACTCCACTTTATAACGGTTTTTTAAGACGCTCACATGTGGGTACAAGTGGGTACACATCGGGGGCGCACATCGGGTGCACATCGGGGGCGCACGGCCGCATCGACCCGTGTGGACACGGCAAACAGGCGGGTACACAAGGGGGGCCGGGTAGGGCCGACGGCCGACCGGTCACGTAAACGCACCCCCCGCAAACATTTTTTAAAATTTTTTTTGTTACACTTCAGCCATGTTCAAATCTTTGCCACTAACTGTCAGAAATGTTCAGGCAACAGAGGCGCGTCTTCAGTCAATCTATGACGCGGCGAAGTTAGGTCTGAAAGGTGACTCGCTGGCGCTGGCTGCTGGTATGCTGCCCGCTGAGTATCGGCAACTGTGTCAGCTAGATCCGTTAGCGGAAATGGCAGAACAAAAAGGCCGCGCTGACAATGAAAAAGAGATCTCGCAAGTTCTCAATAACGCGGCGTTAAATGGCGACGCTAAAGCCGCGTTAGAGATCTTGCGTCACCGGCACGAGTGGACGGCCAAGCAGGAAGTCAGCGTTGATGTGTATCAGCGGATCAGCATCACACAGGCGCTAGAAGCCGCGCAAACCAGAGTGCTAGAGAATGCAAAAAACGATCTATACATCAGCCGAAGAGCAGACGTTGATGACG